CCCTGAACAGGCACGTCGTTTTATTGACTACGTATGGGATGCAACTGTACTCGCCAAGGATGGTCGTCGTGTAACTATGCGAGCCAACACAATGGAACTCGAGAAGGTCAATGTTGGAGAGAGGGTTATCCGTGCTGCTGCACAGGCAATCGGTAACTACGAAAACACTGGTGCTCAGTTCTCAAAGGTAGAGCTAACAACCAAGAAGATTCGTCTTGACTGGGAGGTCTCAGCTGAGGCTCTCGAAGACGGTATCGAAGGTGCTGCTCTTGAGGACCACCTAGTTCGTTTGATGACAAACGCTTTTGCGAATGACATTGAGGACCTAGCAATTAATGGTCTTGGAACTGGTAACAACGCATTCCTTAACATTTTGGAAGGTTTTGTAAACCGTGTAAAGACTAATGGAGATGCACACGAGGCTCTGGTAACAGTAGCTGACAATGCATGGACTCCAGAGGTAATGCAGCAGATCATCTTGGCAATGCCACGTAAGTACCGTGCAATCAAGTCTAACTTGAAGTTCTACGCAGGTACTGACGCATTCCAGGGTATCGTTAAGAACAACGGTACGCTATCTGACGCAATTGCCGAGGCTCTTGGCAAGAATGGTAACACTGCAGCTAACACTCAGGCTTACCTTGACGGCCAGGGCCAGACATTCGGTGGTGCTCGCACTACCCGTGTTCTAGGCATTGACGTACAGGAAGTTCCTTACTACCCAGATGGTTACGTTGACCTTACATTCCCACAGAACCGTGTATGGGGATTCCAGAGGGACATCACCGTAAACCGTGAGTACAAGCCAAAGAAGGACACTATTGAATACACCGTATTCGTCCGCTTTGGTGTACAGTGGGAGGAAGAGGACGCAATTGCGTTCGCTGACGCTGCTGCAGACGCATAGTCTATAGCAAACCTTTGAGGGGGCAGGGGCATCTAGCTCCTGCCCTCTTACCATTTAATCTGTTATAATTAATTGAATAACGACAGGAGGAATTATGTCAGAAGAAAATACAAATGATGTTGTCCCAGCAGTATTGGCTGAGGGCGAAGCCGTAATCCCAGCAGAAAAGGTTGAGGAATTTAAGGCAATTGTAGAAGAGATTGTTGCAGAAAGTGCAGCAGATGAAGCACCACAGACAAAGGTCGAAGAAGTTGCTGCAGAGCTCAATTTAGAGCCAAAGGTTTCTGTTGTTGAAGAGGAAAAGGACCTAAACGTTATCTCTTCTGGATCACAGAACAAGTCAGAGCCTTCAGACGTGGCAGCAGGCCTTACTGGCGTTGCTGACGGTGTTATCGGAACTGGAACTGTTAAGCGTAAGCCAGTTGTCAAGCAGCCAAAGAAAGAGGTAGAGGATAAGGTTGCTCTACACTCAACCAAAAATGTTAGCTGGGTTGGAGTAGGCAAGATTCTTAAGGGAATTAACATTGTTACTAAGGATCAGGCAGACAAGTGGCTGACTCGTGATCACGTCACAGTTGTCAACCCAGAAGATGTTGCCAAGGAGTTTGGTCGCTAAATGGAAATATTGAGGGTTCCGTCAAGTAATATTGTTTATCCAGTTACTGGATTAGATGTCGGTGCAGAATATGAGTATTCTGTCCTAGACTTGGCGGACCACTCAGTATCCACTGGTACGCTTGAAATTTCATCTGTTGGGGAAATAGCATACATAGAGCTACCAGGCACCGTGGATGGAGATTACGAAATTACTGTAGATGACTCTACAGAAATTGTCTCTGTCGTTAGGCCATATGTTGACCCAACTACAAAGGGTGAGACTGCAACAGAGATTGCGGAGTATAAAAAGAATGAAGAAATTGCTAGAGCAATAATTGACTCTATAGTTAATGACGGGTTCTACTACAAGAAGAAGCACTACTCCACAACTGGACTAGGTGCCGATTATCTTCCAATTTGGACAAATGCAAACAAGCTATTAAAGCTTTATGAGAACAACAAGCTAGTGTTTGATATTTCAGAACCAGAGCTATATACAATTCAGTATGCGTTAACTAAAGACAAGTTTGCAATCAAAGAACTTTATTCAGACACGTTCAACAGAAATGAAAGTGCACCAATCCTTCTTCCAGCTGCAGGATCAGATATGCTAGATCTTAATTTTGTGTATCGTGGATTCCCTAGAGGATTTGACTATTCTGCTGTTTTAGAAGTGGGGTACAAGAAGATTCCATCAGATGTAGTTCGTGCAACAGAGATGTTAATCGAAGACATATCCTGCGGAAAGCTTGACTACTACAAGCGTTATATTGCAGACTACAACACTGATCAGTTTAAGATTAAGTTTGATTCTGGTGTCTTTGATGGCACTGGCAACATTATTGTAGATAAAATTCTATCCAAATACATGAGGCCGATTCGGACAATAGGAGTCCTATAATGGCGTGTGGGGATATCACAGACTTCATCTTCCCAATGCAGGCAGACATCTACTACCCAGTCGTGGATCAGGGATCGCTTGGAAACATTAAAAAGCTTTGGATTCTTGATAAGACGGTAGCCGTTAACGTTAATCCAGCTGGATCAGCCTTTAAGGAAGAAGTTGTTCCAAACGTAAATATTACAAAAGATATGCTTCTTATCGGAAGAGTTAAAGACGATATTAGAATATCATCAAGAGATGCTAACAACGCAATCACAAACGTTATTGTTACAAACATTAAAGATAAAAACTGTAATCCTATTTACCTAGAGACCTCTGGTCCAAGAGCAGGCAAGTCTACAATATTTGAAATTGCAACACAAGAGCCATTTGCAGGGCCATTTGGAAATGTAGAGTACTACAAGATTATCTTGCGTAGGTCTGAAAACCAGGCGGTAGATGTATAGTGCTAAGCCTGACAATAGACACCAAGCAGTTTGACAAAGACGTTAAGAATATTATTCAGTATAGCCTAGGATTCTTTGATGGGGTAAAGCAAGGTATGCCATCGTTTTACAAAAACTTTGGCTTGCAGGTTTTGGAAGGCTTGAAAACCTTTATAGATTCAAACGCAAGGGTAAACCCAGAATTGCTACATCACATGTATGAATGGAATGAAGTAGGATCTCCAGATGCTAGACTTTTTGACATAGACTTTTATGTGGTAGGAAATGGACTATCTTTTAATTCAACGTTTAGACAGTCCACCTCAATTAAGAATGGATCAAATGTTCCATTTTTTGACAAAGCCAGGATAATGGAAAATGGGATACCAGTCACGATAGTCCCCAAATCAAAAGTTCTAGCATTTGAAGATAACGGTGAAACGGTATTTACAAGTAAGCCAGTTACAGTGGACAATCCTGGAGGTATGGTGGCAGGAGAATACGAAAAAGTTTTTAGATCATTCTTTACTAATTACTTTACCCAGGCATTTCTGCAGTCTTCTGGTATACTTGCTTATCTAAGCTCACCAACAGAGTTTACAAAAGGTCTTTCTAAGAATGGTGGAAGGTCGAGAGGCGTATCAGCTGGAAGATCTTGGATGGCGAAGGCAGGAGATTTATAATGGCTATATCAATATCATATGCTCCAATATTTATAAACGAATATTTAAAAGAAAAGGTTTCTCAGTACTTTACCTCAAACCCATTTGATGGCCAGGTAGGAAACATGACCATTCCCTTTTTTCCAACATCTCCAACAGACATAGAAGGACTGACACAAACCTTTCCGTCTAGCAATGGAATGTTTGCGGTATATGACAGAATGTTTAAAATGAGAAGGGGTCCTTTTCCACACATTAAAAACGAACAGCTTCTGTACTATTTTTACAAAATGCAGGGAGATCCAGTAGCCCTGATAGCCACTACACAAATTATTCAAGACTTGCTAGACAGGGGCGATGAGTCGGCAGAAGACATAAACGCTTGGATACTAACTAAGCTAACAAAGAATAGTTCTGGCGAAAACGTGTTTGTTCCTAATGCAAATGATGGAACAGAGTTTTCTCCAGTTTACTTTCACGATATAAAGATTTTTCAGTTAGAGGAAACTAGGGATATCGTTGACTTCGGTACTGCTAGAACGTATGCTGGTAATAAAATTATTATTGATTATAAGTATCATTCTAAGGGATATTCTCACCAAAAAAATGAAGATGGTACATATACTGGCTTAGGAAATTCCTCTTATAACGATACTGCTATATAAAACCGTGCTATAATTAGCATGAGGAAACAAACGCCTTTTTTTAATCCATAAACTAAAAAAAAGAGGTGAAAATTATGGCATATACACGTGGTAATAGCTCGCAGATTATCGTCGGTGCAGCAGCACTCTTCACATATGAAGAGGGTCAGCTATCCGAGGCAGATCTACCAGCATACTCAGTCGGAAATTCCTACCGTGAAACCCTTTCTGGGAATAACTCGGGATTCCGCAACGTTGGTTACACAATGAACGGTCTAGAGATCCAGTTCCAGCCTGACTTCGGTGAGGTTCAGGTTGACCAGGTTCTAGACGTTGCCAAGCTATACAAGCAGGGCATGCAGGTTAACCTGAACACTGCTTTCGCAGAGGCAACACTAGAAAACCTACTATTCTCACTTGCAGGAAATGAGACACAGCTTAGCGAAGCTGATGGCGTAGGCGTAGGAGCAAACTCGAAAGAGTTGAACCTGTCTGCAGGTGACATCGGTGAGTGTCCAGTTGAGCGTGGTCTGGTTGCTGTTGGTCCAGGTACAGGTGACTGTAACCCAGAAGAAAAGGTTGAGCGTATTTACGTTGCATACCGTGCACTTTCCATTGAGAGTGTTACAGTATCTGCAAAGCGTGACGAGGCTACCATGTTCGAAGTATCATTCCGTTTGCTACCAAACGATGACGCTTCCTACGGTAAGATCGTTGACCGCACAATCCCAGCAGGAGCCTAGTAGCTAACTTATAACTTAATATAGAAAACCGTCCTAGTTTAACCACTAGGGCGGTTTCTTTTTGGTACAATTATAGAATGCCTAATAAGATATATGAATCTGCTACCATTAGTTTAATTGACGGCACAGAAATATTTATTACACCTTTAAAAATCAAATACCTTAGAGACTTTATGGAAAGATTTGAAGACTTAGACTCTGCTACAGGCGAAGATGAAACACTTAATGTTTTGCTAGATTGCACTAGGCTTGCTATGAAGCAATACTACCCATCAATAAAAACAATAGAAGATGTTGAAGATAACATAGATATAAGGTCAATGTACAAAATACTAGAAATTTGTGCAGGCATAAAAATCAGCTCTGAATCTGATCCTGATAAAAAAGAACCAGAAGAAAAAAAGTCAACAGAAAAGGCTCCCAAGTGGAGCGAAATAGATATTGTTGCATTAGAGTCGGAGCTTTTTCTTTTAGGAATCTGGAAAGACTATGACGAGTTAGAGTCATCCCTTTCAATGCAAGAATTAACAACAACCCTTAATGCAAAAAGAGAGTCTGATTATCGTGAGAAAAAGTTTCTAGCAGCAATGCAGGGCGTAGACCTCGATAAGCAAACAGGGAAAGACCAAGATAATGCATGGGAAAGAATGAAGGCTAGGGTTTTTAGTGGAGGAAAGGCTAGAGATGCAAATGACATTACTGCCCTTCAAGGTATTAATGCTCAAAAGGCTGGTTTTGGAATAGGCATGGGCTTGGGCTACGAAGATTTAACTAAAAAATCAGCACCCTCTGTGATATAATAAAACTACCAATAACTCACTAGAAGGAGATACCTATGGCTGTAACAGTCAATGAAGAAAAAATTATTAAGCTAATCGACGGAACCGAAATTAGTGTACGACCACTAAAGATTTCTCTATTGCGTAGCTTTATGAAAAAGTTTGCAGAAATTGCAGAAGTAGCTAACGATAATGACAAGTCTATGGATGTCCTTATGGAGTGCGTACAGATCGCAATGAAGCAGTATAAGCCAGATCTTGCAGAAGATTTGGAAAAGCTAGAGGAAAGCCTGGACCTTCCGACAGTGTACAAGATCGTAGAAGAGGCATCTGGCATTAACCTCGGAGATACTGCACTGATGGGAGCCTTGCCTAACAGCTAGCCTACAGGAGTAAAATAGGTAATGGCTGATATAGAATCCAATATTAGATTTGGAGTAGATACAACTGATGCTATAGCGTCTATCAAGATGCTTCAGGCACAGATTTCAGCCTTCCAAAGACAGATGTCCTCGTCTTCTGCTGCCAATGCAGAATCTGCTAGAAAGCTAAGGCGAGGCCTTCTGGACGACCTGAATGCTACAGGTCAGTGGTCAACATCTATAAAGACCATTAAGAGCAGTTCTGAAAGCTTTACGACTGCACTAGAAAAAAATAAACTTTCCATGGGGGAGTACTTCAGATTTGCTGGAGCAGCTACTCAAAAATTTGGAAGTCTGTTTACTACAGAATTTAATACAATTGAGAAGGTCGCTCGTGAAAGAGTTAAGGACCTTCAGACCCAATACATATCTTTGGGTAGAGATGCCAACGGTGCATTAAAGGCAATAGCTGTAAGACCCCTAAAGCTAGATATGGAAAGTCTGGCTACACAGACTGCCATGAATGCTCAAAAGCAGCAAATCTTTAATCAGCTTCTTAAGCAGGGATCGACAAATCTTCTAAACTTTGGTAAGAATACCCAGTGGGCTGGTCGTCAGCTTATGGTTGGTTTTACTATTCCTCTTTCAATCTTTGGAAGCATGGCATCAAAAACCTTCATGGAACTTGAAGAGCAGGCTATTAGGTTTAAGCGTGTTTATGGTGAGCTCTTCACTCCTCCAGGAGAAGCAGATGAGATGCTTGAAACTCTTAAAGAGTTGGGTAAAGAGTTTACCAAATATGGTGTAGCTGTACAGAAAACCCTTGGACTGGCAGCTGACGCAGCAGCCATGGGTAAGACTGGTGTTGAGCTATTGGACCAGGTAACTGAAGCAAACAGGCTTGCAGTTCTTGGTAGCGTAGAACAGCAGATGGCTCTTGAGACAACAATATCCCTTACAAATGCTTTTGGTATTGCAACAGAGCAGCTAGCAAGCAAGATCGACTTCCTTAACGCAGTTGAAAACCAAACTGTAGTAAGTATCGAAGACATGACAATAGCCATTCCAAAGGCTGGTCCAGTAGTTCAGCAGCTAGGTGGAGATGTAGAGGACCTAGCATTCTTCTTGACCGCTATGAAAGAAGGTGGAATTAATGCGTCAGAAGGTGCTAACGCACTAAAGTCTGGTCTAGCATCTCTTATTAACCCAACGGGTGTAGCTTCAGAAATGATGAAGACATTTGGCATTAACCTTCAAGAGCTAAATATGGCAAATAAGGGAGATGTAAAGGGGCTTGTTGTTGACTTTGCTCAGGCATTAGATGAGCTAGACCCTCTACAAAGAGCTCAGGCCATTGAGCAGCTGTTCGGAAAGTTCCAGTTTTCACGTCTATCAACTCTGTTCCAAAACGTAATTCAAGAAGGAAACCAAGCCTCACGTGTTCTTGAGTTGACAAATGCAACTACCCAGGAACTAGCTCAGCTATCTAACAAAGAGTTGAGGGCAGTTGAAGAATCAACCACATTTAGATTTAGAAAAGCTATTGAAGAGTTTAGGGTAGCCATTGCCCCTGTTGGAGAAGAATTCTTAAAGCTTATTACCCCAATTATTGAATTTGCAACTGGAATTATTGAAAAGTTTAATGGACTTTCAGATGGTGCCAAATCATTCATTACTGGTTTGACAGTGTTGCTAGGAGCTGTAGGACCAGTAGCTCTTATGACATTTGGTCTATTGGCTAACGGTGTTGCCAATATAATCAAGGGCTTTACTTTTGTTAGAGAAATATTCTTAAAGACTGGAAACCAGTCGAGTATTCTTGGTGAACAGATTGACTACATGACCAATGAGCAGCTAAACGCTGCAGCAGTAGCAGCATCGCTTGACCAGACACATCAGACCCTTATCCAAACATTTTCTGTTGAAGCAGGTGCAGTAAAGAACCTTGCTGATGTATATAAGCAGGCATTTAATGAGCAGCAAAGGTTTGATACTGGAAGGCGTATTGCTCAGGGAGCTGGCCTAAGGCTTGCTTCTGGAATTGTGTCTGTGCCAGGCCCCAAGGGTGCTGGCGACATTGTTCCAGCAGTTCTATCTCCAGGAGAGGCCGTAATTCCTGCTGACGCAGCAAAGAAGTATGCTCCTATTATTCAGGGTATGATTGCAGGAAACCTTCCTGGATTTAGTCAAGGTGTAATGCTGGGAATGCCTAGATCTGGAAAGAGCACTCAAAGGAACAGAGAAGCTGCTCAGCAAATCTATGAAATGTTCCTACAAAGCAGCTACCGTGACGTGCCTCCTACAAACTATGGACACCAACTATCCCCAACTTCTGGTCACAGCTTCCCAATTTTTGGCCTTGGTGGAGTTTACATGGGACCAAATGGACAAAAGGTTTTCGTAAAGCCAGTAATGGACGAGAAGGCTGCAGTTGCAGAAATGAGAGCAACAGAGATTGCTCGTAAGGCTCATGGTCTAAAGGCACCAGAGCAGAGAATCGTTGTTATTCGTGACCCACAAGATCCTACCAGACAAAGAAGATTTCTAGCTCTTGAGTCTGCACTAGACGCAACATTTGTTAACAATGACCCAATGGCTATGTTTAATGAAGAACAGTACTTTAAGCAGCTAGTTGCATCGCTACTTCGTGTTGACAAAGATTTATCAGCCTCTAACGTCTTTGGAGATGTTGTTGCAGACGTAGGTCCTGCAGGCGTATTCTCTAGAGCATCTGGTCTAAGAGACTATGCAGAAAATCTTCCATCCATGGAAGAGCAGGCAATGATTAATTTGCTAGGAATCAAGGGCGGAGCAAAGAGGGCATTTGCTGAATCTACACTTGCATTAATGCAAAACCTAACTCCTCAGCAGTATCACCAGAGGGTGATTGGAGAAATCCAAAGAGTGCTTCCTTTGCTAGAGCAGACTGTTGCAGGATTTAAGCTATCTAATCCACAAGAAGCCAAGGCTTACCAGGACATGATTGGTAGATTACGTCAGGGCCTTGGTGTTGATTGGTCTAAGTTCCATGCCATACATTCTGCGGTAAAGCCATCTAAGCCAAAGCAGACTGGAATGGCAGTGCCAGGATATGCAGATGGAATCGTGAGCGTTCCAGGGCCAAAGGGTGCTGGAGATGTTATGCCTGCCATGCTTTCACCAGGAGAGGCAGTTATTCCAGCAGACAAGGCTAAAAAGTATGCTGGATTTATTCAGCAAATGATTTACGGAAAAATTCCTGGATTTGAAAAGTCAAATGTTCCTAGGGCCCCAATGTCTAGAGATGCTGCACTAGCACCGTATGTGCAGCTTGACAAGGCAATACCAGGAATCCTAGACCTTGCAGCTGAAGCACTAGAAAGCATTGCAGAGTCTGGAAAGAGACTTACTGCTACTGGACTACAAAGACATCTTGCTGAAATAGTGCCACAGTTTGAAAGAATAGTTGGAATTGCTAGAACTACAGTTGCATACCGTGGACCAGACTCTGTGAGTGGAGATGCATCAGCATTGACTGGTGTAAACCTCACACACCTAGGCCCAACAATAGATTTGACCGTGGAGCAGGCCCATTACCTAGGTGAAGAGATGGCCAAACTAGGCTTTGGCAGCAGTACAGTTGCTAAGATGTTGCAAGAGGCCACTGGACCAATAAAAGCCTTCAGTCAGCTAGTTGCTCTTGCACCTAGAGCACTGAATACTGGAAAGATGACTGGCAATGAAGCAGCAGACTACCTAGAGTCTACTGGA